TATATGTTTCAGTGAAATATACGGGATCTTCCGCACATTTCATATATTCTGAAACAAGATCTTCAGACCATTCAATATTTTGATTGGATTTTTTAAGGTTTACATTACCCTTATAACCTGATAATTTATCATTCATCTTTATTATTCATATTTTTTATAATTTTTTGTAACTCTGCAGTCGATCCAACAAATAAATTATTATTAATTGTTTGTGCTTTTTCATTAGTTGGCGCATCAGCTGCATCAATTTCTCTAATTTTAGATTGTAATTGTAATAGTTTTTCGTTAGCGGCTACGTTTGTATCTATGAGTTTTGCTAATACTTCAAATGCACGTGGATGTTGTGACTGAGAAGCAATCTCAAGGAGTTTATCCATTGCTTCTTGACCAGTTTGAATTGCTTCATAGAGATTGGCTCTTGCTGCTTCAAAATCGTTTTTGGCGCTATTGTCATGCGCCCTGGCGATTAAATTCTCTATCTGTCTTTCATTTTCTAACGCTGGTAATCCAAGTGCTTTACCAAGCGGATCATTTTCATTTGTCATTCAATCTCTTCAGTGTTATAAACTTGGGTAATAAACCCGTAATCATCTTCAGCATTAATTTCAGTATAAGGTAGTGTTCCTAAACTATTATTTGGTTGTCCGTAATAATTAATAGGATTTCCATTAGCATCTAATCCAGGTTGTATTGTAACTTTTTCTGCTATTGGAGTAACACCTCTTGCATACTCAAGTTTTCCGTCAGCAACTGCTGGGATATAGAATTGAGTTCTAATAAACTTAATAACGCCAGAAGTTTTAATAGGTCCGTAAATATACCCTTTTAAAGTAAAATCTAATTCCCAAATAATGGCTCTTCTTTCGATATAAGCTCCATCATATTTATCAAATTGATTGATATTATTTAGTACAATAGGAATATCCATTGTTACATTAACTTCTGGTATAAGATTTACTGTTGTTGTCCAATCAGGCGTAAAATAAGGAAGTATTTGTTCAATTATTTTTGTTCCGTCTTCGGCGTTTTTTACATAAACATAAACTTTAAATTCTATATTATATGGAACAGGATTATATTGATATTTGAATTTACTCATATTATCAGGATCTTTTACAGAAACTTTACCAATTGTATTAAGTTTTCTTGATCCATCGTATGTCATCTTACCCATTTCGAATGAGATCATAGGCATAGCAGGAACAGCATTTGTTTTATCTAATGCTGGATCCTGAAGAACACGAGCAAGCATTTTATCTTTAGCGGCATATGTAATAGGAACTTTTATTAAAGATGTTACATTACCCGATGTATCTGTACGTGTGATACGAATATCATTCAATAACGTTCCCATAAGGATAACATATTTTCTAATGAGACTGAAATAAAAAGGTTTACCGAACATTAGATGTTTCCTTCTGAAAACGGATCCATTGACGAAAAGTCGATAAACTGATCAGACTCTTTTTGAATTTCCATACTGTCATCAGCAACAATATTACCAATAGCAGAATTTTCTAAAATAAGATAATCTCCGTTTTCATCAAGAAGATTAGCAATATTAATTATATTATCAGCATCAGCTATGATTGTCCAATCAAGAATATTCTGACTATTCTTTTTCTCAAGCGCATCAATTTCAGGAATACCAGTATTAAATTTTTCTCCAGAATATTCGAATACTTCGCAAGTCATTTCCCAAGTCTGAAGAGCGCCAAGTTGATAAAACATTTCATATTTGTTCACATAACGAATGACAAAAGCTCTTTGATTTAACGGAAACCAGATAATATCGCCTTCGTTTGGTCTTACTTGAGTAGTATAATCTTCAACTTCTTCTGTGAATACTCTTCTAGCAACAGAAAATACAACTTGATTTCTTATCTCTACGCCAAATTTTGATAAGAATTCTCCATCACCTGAAAAACCATCAATTGATTTGATATACATCTCTATTGGATACGCTGCTTCGTAACTCGACGAATCATCAGCACCATAAACTTCGTCATAATTGTTTAATTTACGAGGAACATAGTACATATCTTGACCGTAGATTTTTATTGACTCTATGATCAAGTTTTCAAGGAGCAATTGCTCTTGACTGTTTTGGTAATTTTGGAAGAAGAAATTGGTGGCCACTATTAGACCCTTTTACGCAGGTTTTTGTTTGCATTTTTCATTATGGTATCTTCCTATATTTCCTGCATTTCCTTCAAAATCACAATACAAACATTTAATTTTTTTATTATTTAGTTCTTTGAATATTGTTGTTTTTTTTATTTTTAATCTGTGTTCTTCTGATAAAGGTATACCCCTTCTCAATTCTGCAGAAATTGCTACTGCTTTTGAATTATCTTTGCCTGTATTCTTACCTTTATTAGAAGCACTCATCTTAGCTCGAACTTCTGGTCTAGAAGCCCCATTATCTCTTTTGGATAAACCAGCTAGGTATTTTTCACGAACTTCTGGGCGATACATTGCTTCTTTAGTTTTTTGGGAAATTTTCTCAGATAAAGATTTAAATCTCTCTTCTTCTGTAGTCCAGTGACCATTTTTATGTTTAGTCAGATTATAATATTTTGTTCCCAATTCTTCTTCTGTAACTAAAGATAACCATTCATATTCTTTGTTGATGGTGTCTGCTCTAGAAGAATATATTTTAGAAACTATTTTTCTTCTAAAATCGTGAGGTCTTCTTTTATAAGCGTTTCTCATTCTTGTCGAAGAACAAATATATCCATCGGTTTCTGTACCCCAATGACATCCAATATAATACATTTTACGTTTTCTGTCAAACCAGATATAAACAAATCCATATTTTTCCATTTTAGATACTCCTGCAGAGAACTGACATAAGAGTATTTAGTAAAACGTATTTCTAGCCAATCATATCTGTTACTGGAATACTGTAACTGTAAATCATCTCGTGTTCTAATTCTGATCTTTCAGCAGTAGCCTCATCATAAATTTTTTGACCATTGAAAGTCAATCCACCAGGCATTTTCATACCTTCGAATTTTTTAAGATTTTGACCCCACTGCTGTTTTATGAGGCAAGAAGCATATCTAGCTAACCAACGATCAGCCCATGCTTTTTCATAAATTTCCGGATCAACGATTTGATATGCTTCAACTACCAAATAATTATCAGTAGAAATTTGTGTCCAGTCCATATCAATATAAAGTTTATTCATATGACGATTATATCTTAATGGTTTTTTTCCAATAAGCATCTGTTCAAGAAATTGAATATGATTCATTGCCATATAGTATGGAACCATAGAAACCGAAGTAAGAGTATAAAGATCGTTTAATGCGATCTGATAACGAATATTAAATAAATTATTCAGTCCTAAAGCGGAACCTAGATCAAAAATATTAACAACACCAATAATATTATCTGGCATCGTTATATATTTGTTATTGATATCTTCTTGTGATATAATTTTTTTATAATAGGTTTTTTCAGATCCATCAAAATGATAATCCCAATAATAACGCAGAGCTTCATCGATACGATCAGAAACCTGATCCTCGTCAACGTTAATTTCAATTACTGGTTTACCTAATTTTCTTAGGCAATACTCAGTGAATTCTTCTCTACTTGTTGGTACCATTTTTGATTCTCTGTGTTTTTATTTTTATTTATAAAAATATTTAATATCTAAATTATAATGCTTATATTCCGAACCTACTTCTTAATGCATTATAATTTTGGGTAACTTCTGTTGCCGAAAGAGTTTTACTATACATAAGAGCAACTGCAATTTTACCAGAAAAATATCTACCTGACCCAAGATCACCAGTACATTCCCCTAATGAAATCGAAGTAGTAGGAGCGTTAGGATTACCTCCAGTTGGAGTTGTTAGGGATGTTGCATCGTAATATAGCTGACATACAGAAGCAGCGCTTAAAGTCATTGTAAAAAGGTGCCATCCTGTAGTAAACGTTTGAGCAGGATCTATCCATCTTATAGCTGGATATAATCCAAGAAAATTACTTCCGGCAGTCTCAAAATTTCCACTACCTATACCAATAGCATATCCGCCACTATTATTACCAAGTTTAATAATAGTACCTTTAGTAGATGTTGTAACATTAGCCCATGCTTGTATGGAAACATTTGTGATAGCGGTAGAAGGTATATTAGATGTAACTTTATCGCTTGTTCCATTAAACGAAAAAGAATAAGGGGAATCAAATGTAGGAGTGGCTAAAGTTCCATTATAACCTCCGCCGCTTAAATCTGACCACGTAGTTCCACTTCCAGGATAACTTTGCGACAAAGAAGCATCTAGATAATATATTAAACTGTCGCGAATAATACTTTTTCCATAAGTTCCAATAGTCGCTGATATAGTTGTCATTTTAAGATAACCCTGACCCACTTATAACAAATGCATTTGAAGCGACCATAAGAATAGTCGACAATCCTCTCTGTGACAATGTTCTATTTCCTGTATTCGCCGTTCCAGCAAGATACATTGTCGCTCCTGTTCCTTGTGTAATTGTTATGCTTGCCGAAGAATTATTATAAATTGTAAAACTTTGATTTGGCGTTAAAACAGCGCCATTAACTGTGATACTTGAGTTAGTAGAAACTGTTAATCCATTATCAGAAGAAGCTAATTGATATGTTGCAGTTTTAGAGTTAATTGGTATAGATCTTAAACTACCAGCAGTATCAAAGGAACCAGAAGAATTGACGGTCAATAAAGTAGTTCCACCAGGAGAAACTACTAAAGCAGTCGAATTTATTGTAAAAGCAGTAGTTCCACCAGGGGAAACAACAACTGCAGTTGTATTTACTGTAAAAGAGTTTGAACCAGCAGCAATAAGAGCAAAATTATTAGAACCACCATACTGAACTCTGTTATTTGCAGTAGATTCAAACCATATATTAGCACATTGTAAAATTGACATTTTATATTCCTATAGCCATCCAATAAAAAGTTCTAGTACCGTCGCCGCCATGTTGAATAGTAAATCCAGTAGTAGATAAAGAATCTATGCTTTCTGTTCCCATTGAACCAGTACTCAATCCTCCTATTGGAGTAATAGTAGCACTATAAACCGCAGAAAATGCAACGGAAAAAGTTACTGATCCTGCAGAATCCTGTCCAATCGCATTAGAAGTTCCCCATTGTAATAAAAGTCCATTTGGTAATCTACTATAACCATTAGTTCCTAGTGATGATGTTCCGAGATTTAAAGTGTTAGAAGAAAATGTAGCTGCACCAGAAATAGTAGGAGATGAAATAGTTGGTGCTGTTATAGTTGGCGTCGAAATAGTTGGTGAACCAGAAATAGTTCCAGTAATAGTAGGTGACGGTAAAGATAAACTAGAAAAAGTTAAATTTCCAGAAAAAATAGTATTTCCAAAAAAAGATGTTGATGTCGTATTAATAGTAAAAGCATTAGCGCCACCTACCACAAATGCAAATGTATTAGAGCCAGTATATTGAACTCTATTATTTGAAGTTGATTCAAAAACTATATTTGCAACTCTTAATGTTGACATTTATGATCCTTGTTTTTAATATTTATTATTCGTACATAATGTTTACTGCACCGGCGTCGAAGGTGTCTGTTCCGTTTACTGTAGTTATACGAACTCGGTCTAAGGTGCCAGATAAAGCAATATTTCCACCACCCATAACAGAAGCGGTAGATGAACCCATAAGCATATGAGTCGAAACCCAAGTGTTTGCTGTAAAATTTGTAATTAAAATATGTCCATAAAATATACTAGCAGCATTTGCATCATAAACTAAAAATCCTGCCGTTGAAGTAGCTACACCAACAAGATTTGGTGACTGAACATAGTTGCCTGTTGATGTATATCCAGTATTAGTTATTGAGCCAGAACCGATTTGTATTAGAAAATTTGATGAACCACTAAGACTAACACCATTAAACATCACCGTAATACGCTTCACCCAAGAAGGAATGCCTGTATAATCAATATTAGCAATACCAGTAGAACTATTAGCAGTCATAGAAACCAAAGGACGAATAATACCTACTGAATCCGCAACAGTACTACCAGAAGTAATAGTACCAACAGAAGTAATACCAGTCGTATTAGCTGTTAAAGTAGTAGTACCACCAACAGTTAATAAGGTAGAAGTCGTATTGGCTACAACAGCATTAGCACCATTCACTTGAATTTGTGTTACTGCGCTATTTCCTGTTAATGCAGTCGCCCCTGTAACCTGATGACTAACAGCATTTATTGAAGTTAAATTTGCTGAAGTTCCAAGTAAAGTGGTAACCTGTAATGTTGACATTTTTTATTCCTTACTAGAAAAACTTTTAATTTATTTATATGCAGTTGAATTAATAGTAATATTTGCTCCAACAGTTATAGTGTTGGAAGTCATAGTATTATTCGATACTAAATTAGCAACTTGTAATATAGACAATGTTTCAGTTCCTGTTTTTATTTATTTATTATTAAATCATAGCACAATTGTTTCTAGCCTGAGTCAAATTACAACCAGATAACGCTGCTGTTGTTTCTGTAGAATATGTTGTTCTATCCGAAATTCCAGGAGAACTAGCTATAAAAAAACCTTTAGCATCATTACCAGCTGCTCCAAAAGCTGATTTAGCTTGAGTTAAATTAGCTCCAGATACTGCTGCGGTTGTTTCTGATGAATAAGTGGTTCTATCTGCTAATGTTACTTCTACTGATGGATTCGATCCACCAGAAACAAATCCTTTATCTGCATTACCAGATCCTGCGGCATTATTTCTTACTGAACTCATATTAGCTCCAGTAACTGCAACAGTTGTTTCAGTTGAATATATACATTTATTAGTTGTTACTACTCCTGTACCACCAGTATACCCTCCAACATAAAATCCTTTATCCGGATTTCCAATTCCTACAGGAGGACCAGTTCTAGCTTGAGTTAAATTAGCACCAGTGACAGCTGCTGTTGTTTCAGAGGAATAAGTGGTTCTGTCTGCTGTTGCTAAATCTGCGTTATTAGAACCACCAGCAAGAAAACCTTTATCAGAGTTTCCAACTCCATCTCCAGCCCATCTAGACTGAGTCAAATTACCACCAGAAACTGCAGCTGTTGTCTCTGTAGAATATGTTGTTCTGTCAGCTGTATTTACAAATGTAAGCACTGGAGTTATGGTTGTAGAACCTCCGCTTATAAATCCCTTATCAGCGTTTCCGGATTTTAAAGGACCGAATCTAGCTTGAGTTAAATTAGCGCCAGCAACTGCTGCTGTTGTTTCTGTAGAATATGTGCATCTATCGGATGATGCTACTACAGTAGGAGTTAAACCTCCTGAATTAAAACCTTTAGTCAATGAATACTTATGATCAAAAGGATAATTTAAAGTATCAATACCTCTCCATCTAGCTAATATACCATCATAATATAATTGAATAGATTGATATCCACCAAGAACAATATGATTGGGAAGATTAAATCTATTTGCTGCAGTTGTTTCGTTAGCAGAATCTTCGTTTCTTAATGTGATTTTTGTTGGACCGATATTTGATAAAGTTATTTCTTGACCGTTAGTTCCTGCGACTAATCCAGAAATAAACCATTCAATATTATTGTTATTATTAGCCTGTGCTCTAACAGTATATCCAGTCGTACCAGGATTCCATGCAGAAGTGTTGGCTGCGATTAACGAAGGCGTTACGTTACCAGAAGCAATTAATTGTCCTGTTCCAGTGATATTTGGTGCAGAAAACGAAGTAGAATTGATACCATCAGTAGCATTATTAACATACATACCAATAGAGTTTACTGATGCAATAAAGTTCGAAGAATTACTATAAAAAGAAACGTTATTTGAACTAACAACAATTTTAGCTGCAGTTGTGTTACCAGACGCCAACGTTAGTGGAGTATTAGCATTAGGGGTTGATACGTTTGATACTGTTAATGTTGACATTAATTGTTCCTGTTAGACGCCAGTTGGTTGGTTTCTAGCTTGACTTAAATTAGCACCAGCAACTGCAGCTGTTGTTTCTGACGAATATGTTGTACGATCTGCTGTTGCCACTAATGCTGGGGCTACATACCCTCCCATAAAAAAACCTTTAGTATCATTACCTGCCGCTCCAGTTTGCCTAGCTTGACTCAAATTAGCGCCAACAACTGCTGCTGTTGTTTCTGACGCATATGTACATCTATTGGATGTAGTTAATTGCGCAGGATTAATACCACCAGAAAAAAAACCTTTATCTGCATTACCTGCACCCGGAAAATTATTTCTAGCTTGAGATAAATTAGAGCCACTAACGGCTATTAATGTTTCTGTTGAATATAAATTTCTATAACCCGTAACGACTGTTACAGTGGTATAACCTCCCAAAACAAAGAATTTATCTGAATTTCCTGCTGAAGCAGCTGCTTGTGTAGCTGTTGGAAAATTAGAACTAGATACTGCTGCGGTTGTTTCAGAGGAATAAGTGGTTCTATCTGCTGTTGCTAGTGATGATGTTGTATATCCACCGATAAAAAAACCTTTATCGGAATTACCTGAACCGGCACTACCAGTTCTAGCTTGAGTTAAATTAGCACCAGTGACAGCTGCTGTAGTTTCTGACGATCTTGACACTCGATCAGTTGTCGCTACATGTGTAGTTGGAGTTGTTGCACCACCAGCAAAAAAACCTTTATCTGCATTACCGCCACTACCAGGTAAAAATCTTGCCTGACTTAAATTAGCACCAGTAACCGCTGCTGTTGTTTCAGAGGAATAAGTAGTTCTATCTGTAGTAGCAACATAAGGAGTTATATCCCCACCAGAAAAGAAACCTTTAGTTAACGAATACTTATAGTCAAAAGCATTCATTAAATTATAAACTGGTCTCCATCTAGCCAATGTTCCATCATATTGTAGTTGAATAGATTGAAATCCACCTAGCCATATATGATCCGGAATATTAAATCTATTACCAGCAGTTGTTTCGTTAGCAGAATCTTCGTTTCTTAGCTGAATCTTTTGACCGCCAATATTAGATATTGATATAATTTGACCATTAGTTCCGGCAGTTAAACCAGAAATATATGCTTCGTATATACCAGTGTTACTGGCTGTTCCTGCAGCATTTGCTTGAACTCTAATTGCATATCCAGTTGTACCGGGATTCCAAGCAGCAGTATTTGATGAAATATTAGCAGCAGTTACGTTACCAGATAATACAAAATGTCCAGAAACTATAAAATTTTGAGTAGAAATGGTAGTAGTATTCGCAAAAGTATTTCCGCCAAAAGTTATAACAGTGTTATTAACAGTAGCAACATTAGTTGTTGAATTACCAACAAGAATTATTCCGGTGCCATCAGAATCTAGCGTTATAGCAGCATTCGATGTTGTACCACCAAACAGGTTTAAATCTGTCGTGGCACTTCCTGTTACTACATTTGCTACTATTAATGTTGACATATTATTCTGTCCAAAGAGTTTGAACTAATGCTTGTTGTTCGCCTAATACTGTTCCAATCGCAACAGAATAAGTTGTATTCTTATCAACAATAGCAGTAGCAATATCAGATACTGGAAGACTTCTAACATCGGCAATTTTTGTAATCATAGGTATTAAAGTAGGATCGATTGAAGTATTTGCCTGATATAACTGTGCTTCTTTTAACTGAACGAACCAAGTATCTCTTTCTTCCTGAGTATATGGAATTACAATTTCTGCCATCTTACCAGCATAATATTTTCTGACTTCTGGTTCAAATGAAGACAAAACAGGTTTTGTATTAGCAGCCTTAAATGTCTGATTAAATTGTAATGGAGTAATTTCAGAAGCATTGAAATCTTCTAAACCAGAAAGAGTGTCTATCATAGCAGCGCCATAATAAACGTTATTTGCGAAATATCCAGTCAAACTACCAACAGGAAGTCTACCTGCTGGTCCTTCACCATTATTGTTTAGACTGTATTGAAAGCACTTCATCTTCTTTTCCTCTTACATTTAATCCTGGATGATTCTGTGTTGACTGAAAAAACCTCTGCGAGTAGTCTTTAATTAAATCAATCTGCCTTAATGCCTCTGCATTACCAGTTCCAATAGCACCATGAGCCTCAATATCAATCTGAGCCTGAATTGTTAAACGCTCTAACCAATATTTAGATTCACCAGCTTCCATTTCTTCGGCAGTGAATTTTGGCATTGCATTAAAGATAGCATAAAGATGATCAAACTCTCTTAGTGCACCAATAATAGCAATCTCAACCTGTTCAAGATCTAATGCCTTTTCTTCTTTCTCGAACTCGTCTTTACATTCTTCGATTTCTTTTAATAATTTTCTACGGTTAATATCACCTCTACGAAGATTGTAATATTTATGCTGTAACTCAAGAACACACTGAGCGTATTGGCGCTCTGGAGTCATATGCATTCCAACAACGAAATTATCTAACTGGAAATTAGATCTTCCCTGAAATATTTGCAAAAAAGCCTCATGTAATTCATTATGCTTTTCATTCACATTTGAAATATCAGTATTCATTATAACATTTGACATTATATCTTTCTCCGTTATTATGTTATACGCCAGCTACACTATCTCTAGCCTGACTCAAGTTAGCTCCAACAACTGCTGCTGTTGTCTCTGTTGAATATGTTGTCCTGTCGGCTGTTGTTTGAAGAGTAGGAGTTTGACCACCAGAAAAGAAACCTTTAGTATCATTACCTGATGCTCCTAAAATATATCTTGCCTGACTTAAATTAGCACCAGTAACCGCTGCTGTTGTTTCTGATGCATATGTCGTTCTGTCTGCTGTTGCTGATACTACTGGGGATGGTGCAGTATATCCACCAATAAAAAAACCTTTATCTGAGTTTCCAGATGCTCCTGACAAAAATCTAGACTGACTTAAATTAGCACCAGAAACTGCTGCTGTTGTCTCTGTTGAATATCTAGTTCTATCAGCTGTTGCTACTGTTGTTGTTGGAGTAGTCAATCCACCAGAAAAGAAACCTTTATCAGCATTACCAGCTGATGTTATCCTCCTCGCCGCACTTAAATTAGCACCAGATACTGCAGCTGTTGTTTCTGTTGAATATGTGGTTCTGTCGGCTGTTGTTACTGGTGTTGGAGTATCACCGCCATTAAAAAACCCTTTATCTGAGTTTCCTGCTCCTGATGGACCACCCCATCTAGCTTGACTCAAATTAGCGCCAGATACTGCGGCAGTTGTCTCTGACGAATATGTGGTTCTGTCTGCTGTTGCTACTCCTGTTGGATTATTCCCTCCGCAACTAAACCCTTTGTCTGAATTTCCACAGCTAGCTGTATCTTTTCTAGCTTGAGATAAATTAGCTCCAGCGACCGCTGCTGTTGTTTCTGACGAATATGTGGTTCTGTCTGCTGTTGCTACTATTGTTGGCGTTGAACCACCTAAAAAGAAACCTTTAGTCAATGAATACTTATGATCAAACCCCATAGACAATGGTCCAGAACCACGACTTGTAATAGCATAATTAGAAGTATCAGCAACGTAATTTAATGGCCTCCATCTAGCCAAAGTTCCATCATATATTACCTTAATTGACTGAAAACCACCAATTCTTAAATGGTTTGGTAGGTTAAATCTGTTTGCTGCAGTTGTTTCATTAACTGAATCTTCGTTTCTTAACGTAACATATGTAGGACCAATATTGGATAATATATAAATCTGACCATTAGTTCCGGCAACCATACCAGAAATAAACCATTCGATATTATTATTATTATTGGCCTGAAAACGAATAACTGTTGCGATATCAGTTGGATCTGGATTCCAAGCAGAAGTATTGGCAGTAATTTCAGATGGTGTTACATTACCAGATAATATAACTCGTCCAACAGCATTAATATTCTGTGTTGAAGTAGCCTGAGAAATTCTACTGTTACCAATAACAAATCCTGTAGAATTAACAGTAACAGTATTTGTAGAAGAATTTCCTTGTAACACAATTCCAGAACCATTAGCAGGAATTACAAAACCAGGACCAGTTGTATTTCCTGTCTTTATAACAAGATTAGTAGTTCCATTAGCAGTAATTATATTTGTTACAGAAATTGTTGACATTATATAATAACCACCGTTGCTCCATTTGAAATTGTTAATGTATATCCAGTAGAAACCGTAATAGGTCCGGTAGCAGAAGCATTATCTTGCGCATCGAATGTTATATTATTAGAAACCGTATTTGCATTAATTCTGAAAATATTATTGGCAGCCGATGGATCTCCAACAGTCCCAGCATTACCTTTACTATATGTAGCTCCGCTACCGCCGTTGGCCCAATATATACCAGAACCATTAGTTGTTAAAACTTGATTTGCGGAACCTAATGATCCATTGGCTTGTAGGCCAATAGATGTTCCGAAAACAACTTTAGTAGAGTTTGCTGTCCAAGAAGAACCAACTGTAATACTAGAACCATTAACAACACCAGTATAAACGCCAGTGGAATTAGCGATGGTTGAAGTTCCGACAGTATGTGATGCAGCATTAACGCTAGTAGAATTAATTACACCAGTATAAACGCCAGTGGAATTAGCGATGGTTGAAGTTCCTACAGTATGTGATGCTGCATTAACACTAGTGGCATTAACAACACTAGCGTAAACACCAGAACTATTGGCGATTGTAGAAGTTCCTACAGTATGTGATGCTGCATTAACACTAGTGGAATTAACGATACCAGTATAAACGCCAGTGGAATTAGCGATAGTTGAAGTTCCAACAGAAATACTAGAACCATTTACAATACCAGTATAAACACCAGTTGAATTAGCAATGGTTGAAGTTCCAACAGTGTGAGAAGATGCATTAATGGTACCTGTGTGATAGGCTCCTGTTGTATTGGCTATTAAAGTGGAACCAATGGTGAAAGCAGCAGAATTTATAGATACAGAAACATTAGCAAAACCAGTAACAGTTGTGTTACCAGAGTTTACTGTTCCATTTATTGAAAGTTTGTCTGTGGGAGCAGAATTGCTAATACCAACATTACCGGTAGCAGTAACAACAAGAACGTTGCTTCCGATATTTACATTATTAGCGCCAGTTACTAAACCGTTTTTAACGATAAAATCTTTGTCTGCCATGGTTCCCTTTCCCCGATGGTTCTTTTATTTATTTGTATTTATATAATCACCACCCTAGAACCCGAAGTAACCACAATAGAATTACCCGTTGAAATAGTATACGGTCCAACAATAACTGTATTTAGGGTCGCATCAGTTGTATATGTTCCTAAATCCAAAGATTTTCTATTAGAAAAACCAATTTCAGATGTAAAAGAAGAAGAATTTGAATAAGAATTAATCGTGCTATTACCAACACCTATAAACGAAGCGTTTACTACAGCACCACCAGTAGCTGTACCATAACCGCCACCAGTTGTATGAGAAGCAGCATTTATTATTCCTGTGTGATAAGCACCAGTAGTATTAGCAATAAAACTTGATCCAACAGTAAGTAATGCTGAGTTAACACTAGTGGTTACATTAGCGTATCCAGTACCGACTATGGCCGTTGAGTTAGCGATAAAGTTAGATCCAACTGTGTGAGACGCTGCATTAACAGTGCCAGTATGATAAGCACCGGTAGTGTTAGCAATGAAACTGGATCCGACCGTTAGTAATGCTGAGTTGACACTGGTTGTAACGTTAGCGTAGCCAGTTCCAACTATAGCTGTTGAGTTTGCTATAAAACTTGATCCAACTGTGTGACTGGCAGCGTTCATAGTTCCAGTGTGATAAACACCAGTAGTATTGGCAATGAACGATGTGCTAACAGTGTGAGATGATCCATTAACAACGCCAGTATATACCGGAAGATAAGCGGCGATATTAGCATTCAACGTAGAATTAAGCTGGTATGAAGCAGCAGCCGTTCCGCCAAGGTTAGTCGAGTTATTGGCTGTTAATGCGCTATTTACATTGAGTGTAGCTTCTGTCTTACCATAAGGGCCAGTAGTGTTACCGATTAATGTAGTGCCAGCATAATAAGATACTGCATTAACAACGGTAGCATTAGCAGTAAAAGCAGTTCCTACTGTATGAGAAGCAGCATTGACAACACCAGTATAAACACCAGTAGAGTTAGCAATGGTTGATGTACCTACTGTATGTGAAGCAGCGTTCATCGTTCCAGTGTGATAAACGCCTGTAGTGTTGGCTATAAACGTGGTAGAAATCTGGAACGCAGTGGATGTATTAGTAGTTCCTGTGATAGTAGCACCACCGGCACCAGTAATTAATCCGGATGCATCAACAGTGTTGGCAGAAACGACCCAACGAGAAATTGAGTTGCCTAATAATAGAGTGTTAGAACTAGGATAAACAGAACCAGTGAACACACCGCCGCCAGTATCAATATTATTTTTCCATACCATAGCAGTTGTGCCAATAGTATCAGTAGTTTTGAAATCATTATCGAATAGTCTACCGCCATTGGTAGTTCCTTCATCAATGGCAACTATCGAAGAAGCAATTCTAGAAGAACTATTTGCGTCGGTTGCTCTCGTCAGCGTCCAAGCATATACAGCAGCAGAACCAGTGTTTGAAACATAGAAAATACCATTTTGAGCTGTATTAGATTGATTTTTAACAAGCAGTCTATCGTTTAAAACAAGAGTGATACCGTCTTGTGCTGGAAACGCAACAAGTCCGCCAGTAAGAACTTGAGCAGTTGCGGAAGCAGCAGAAAGGTCAGCAGTAGTTGCTGCACGACAAGATTTTTTGAAAGTGGCCTCTGGTAGATACGCCATATCTATCTGAGTAAATACTGGCGCAGTTCCATTAGAAGCAAGAACGAATGTATTTGTGCCAGCAGCAGTAATAGCCATACCAGTGGCATTAGAATATACTACACCACCAGAAACCGGAGTCAATGAAGAGTTTGTACCACCTCTGGCAGCAGAAAGTGTTCCTGTTGATATATTGGTGGCGTTGGTGTAGTATGCAGCTGCTTGTCCGCCTAGATTAGTGGAGTTATTGGCTGTCAGAGTAGCGACATTTGCTGAAAGACCAGCCGTTGTTTGATAACCAGCAGCAGCGGTGCCACCGAGATTAGTAGAGTTATTAGCGGTTAATGCGCTGTTAACGTTTAGATTACCTTCGGTTTTACCATAAGGACCAGTAGAATTACCAATGAGAGTTCCACCAATTCTAATTTCTGTTGACGTTAAAGCAGAATTGATAGTGTTGTTACCAACTATCAAATTAGTAACATTAGCATAAACACCACCAGTTCCTGTTAATGGAGCTCCTGTCTGATGGATAGCGCCATTAACAGTTCCTGTATACGTAGGAAGATAGCTGGCAATATTAGCATTTAGCGTAGAGTTTAACTGATAAGAAGCAGCTGCTGTACCACCCAAATTAAATGCGTTATTGGCACCAGTAGAATTGGCAATGACATTACCGCCAATATACAAAGTAGTAGTATTAACGGCTGCATTTATAGTATTATTGCCAAAGAAAATGATAGTTGTATTAGCGACTAATCCGCCAGTACCAGTTCCTGTTGCACCAGTAGTATGAGAAGCTGCATTTACTGTGCCTGTATGATAGAGGCCAGTAGTATTAGCGATAAACGTAGAGCCAATAGTATGAGCAGCAGAATTAACAACTGATGAATTTACAACGCTGGCTCCATTAACTGTCAAACCAGCAGATGTAATTGATGTATTAATAGTATTGTTACCAACAATTAAAGTTGTTGTGTTAGCATAAACGCCGCCTGTGCCAGTAAGCGGAGATCCAGTAGTATAAAGAACAGCATTAACCAATGCTCCTGTAACGAAAACGTTAGCACTAAACGTTGTGTTACCAGCTATTGTAAAATTGGCTGTTGTATTAACTATGTTTGCTGGAATCTGTGCATAAGGTAAAGTACCAGTGGTAATGTTAGTAGCATTAGTATAATATGAACCTGGTTGACTGTTTAAGTTAGTAGCGTTGGTTGCCTGAGTAGCACTGTTGACATTCAACGAACCTTCGGTTTTACCATAGGGTCCAGTAGCATTAGCGATTAATGTTCCACCAACTCTAACTTCGGTAGATGTTAATGCAGAATTGATAGTGTTGTTACCAACTATCAAATTAGTAACATTGGCATAAAGACCACCAGTACCCGTTAATGGTGCGCCAGTTTGATGAATAGCAGCATTAACGGTTCCGGTATACGTCGGAAGATAAGATGCTATGTTAGCATTTAAAGTAGAGTTTAATTGGTAAGATGCTGCTGCAGTTCCGCCTAAATTAGTAGAGTTATTGGCGGTCAAAGAGCTGTTGACATTGAGATTTATTTCGGTTTTACCATAAGGTCCAGTAGTATTAC